GGTCTTCTCAGTGGTGATGCCATAGGCGGTCGCCTGCGCGTAGATGACTGATTGCTCTGCGACAACAGTGGTGTACTCCAACACGACCGGAGGCTTCTCTCCGGCAGTCAGCACGTCATCACTGGCCAGCACTCCAAGACCAGCCACAGCCGAAGCACCGGCATTGCCGTACAGCCTGGCACCCGTGATGGTGTAGGTGTACTCTGGGACGTCGCTCAGCAACTGCTCAGCGCCGCCGAACACGTTGAAGCTGGTCAGCTTGATACGCACGGTCTTGCCGATGTACACCAGATCGATCGGCCCGCTGCGTGCCACTGCCTCATCCATGCGAACGAAGGCTGACCCAGCAGCGTGTGACACGGGGTCGGTGCCATACGCACCGCGCAGGATGGTGCCGCCCAGGTCGTAGCGTGAAGCTGCCGTGAGGGTGGCCGTCTGGTACGAGATGAACTCTTCGGCCCCTCCGGTATTGCGCAGGAAGCACAGGGTGTTCAGTGCGGATGCATCAGCTGCGCTGCCGCTGAGGAGCTCACCTTCCAGCAGCTGGACAGGGATGATGCCGCTGGTGCCAGCACCACCGAAGACGGTACCATAGCGCGATCCGCCACTCAAGACGGATGCCCGCTTGTAGTTCGAACCATCCAAGGACACCCACAACGTGCATCCTCCCCAGCTGTCATCGAGACCTGTGGTGGCCACGCCGAGCTCCAGCCCGTTCACCGTCATGGCACCTGGGAGCTCGAAGATGACCGGAGCACTGGCTGAGCCGGGTGCAGCGTTGAAGTTCGGCTGGAACCCCGACGGCGGCTGAACGTTGTACACGCTGGTGCTGGCCACGCCCAACGGGAAGTCCTCAGCCTTCATGCTGAGCTCACCGTCCTCTGACTCCTCTACGTCAGTGATACGCACAGGCAGACGGTCAAGTTCCAGCACCGGGTCGGTCAGTGTCACCAGGTCCATGGGCTCCAGCAGCGCGAAGTTCCACGGGAGCTTGAACTCGTAGGTGTTGCGGATGTACAGCGTGCGCTGGAGCAGCAGCTGAGCGACCTTGCGCGCGACAGCAGCGTCACAGATCCAGTGTGCCTTCAGCACCTGTGCGCTACGGATGCCGAAGAGGTCGATGTTGGCTTGGTCCTTGGCTTCGACGACAGCGATGTTGTACTCGTTCGCCCTGTCCAGGAACTCCACGCGGATGTGGTTGTGCGCATCCGACTGTGGCTTGCGCACCAGTCGGACAGGGTTGTCCTTGTCCAAGAAGTGGTCGTCGGTCAGGTCGTACACCGGGGTCACGACCGGAGTGTACGTGCGGCCGAAGCCTGTGAGCGTGGTGTCACCGTAGGGTACGAACTTCAGCTGCGCGCCAGACCACACGACGCCCGTGTTGGTCAGCCTGCAAAGCTGGGTCAGCATCTCAGAGGCTGGCATCTGCTCTGTCAGGGCAGGCGACAGCAGCAGCCCAGAAGCACGGCAGTAGTTCGACCACGACGCAGCACCGCTGGCTACGTCCAAGATCGCCGTGGAGGGGAACGACACCCCGTACTGCTGGTTCGTGAGCATGGTGGTGCCGACGAACGAGGGGTCGACATCAGGGGTCGACGCGTCCACTTGGAACGCAGACGTTGTGCGAACCTCGAAGTTGTGGTTGTCTACCGCAGCGGTGTCGCCCAAGCTGTAGGCCGACGAGTACACGTAGTTGATGCCACTGTACGCGAGTGCTTCCGCCGGTGCCTTCGCGTTGAGGTACGACCACACCGATTGGCCCAGCGTGCCTGCTGCCATGCTGAGGGAGCTTCCCAGGCCCGAGACGATCTCCTTGCCGCGCCAGTGCTTGACGATGCTGCTGGCTTGGCTTTCACTCAGCGCCATGATCAGTGCAGCCTCGTACGTGTACGTGGTGTTCTTGACCTTCGTACTGCCACCCTTACCACCAGCACTCTGGGTGGTGGTCTTCGCGATAGCCTTGAAACCACCGTGCCAGAGGAGGTTCCCCGGGACGCGGGTCTGTCCGAAGATCACAGGGATCGTGCCGCCATAGGCGGACGATTGGAACTTCAGAGCCTCGATCTTGGTAGCCGAGGTAGAGATTGTCTTGCTTCCGCTCATCGGAGTGTCCAGTGCATCACGTCACGCCCGGCCAATGGTTCTTCGTGCATGCGGGTCAGGATGACCCCACGACCGAGGTACGAGTGGACGAGCAGGTTGTCTTCAACAACGATAGCCCCGTGGCTGTAGCAGCGACCGTACTTGAACAGGGCTATGTCTCCTGGCAATGGTGCCACCGATCGAGGCAACCGGACGCAGTACTGGTCCAGCCACCCGATGTACAGTTCTTCGCTGCGGTGCAGGTGCCAGTCAGGTGCGTAGTAGCCTGTCTCAACGTGGGGCACCAGACCAACGTTCTCGTAGACGGCGCAAAGGACCTGCGCACAGTCTACGCCGACCCCCTTGATGCGTGCGTGGTTGTGGTAGGGGGTGTCAAGCCACGTGAGTGCTTCGGCCACTACAGCAGCACGCTGCATCGGGGTCATGTGACAGTCTCAGGCTTCGGGATGAACGGGAACCCACGGAAGCGAAGCTTGTTGCTGAACCTGCCGTTGCAGGTGGCGACAGTCTTATCGCAGCCGGGAACGATGGTGAACGAGTTGCCCACCTGAGGTGCGAACGGGAACGGAGCGATGGTCTCGACCACACCACTAGCGAACGACTTGACCGTGCGAGCAACACCGGCATTCGGGCCAGTGGTGAACGAGGCAACCCCGAGCTCGAAGTAGCCTGCTGCCTGACCGAGCGCTGCGCTGAACCTCGACCGTGTTGGGGTGATGCCGCCAGACACAGCACTAGTCACCGTGAGTGACGCTCGGTTGACGCCACATGCCGTGTCGTAAAGCGTGTTCACGCATCCAGGCTGGTACAGGTTGCGAGGCACCTGGGTGTCCAGAAGTTCCAGGTCGCTCTGCACCGAGATGCGTGCTTCGTATCGACCCATGGAGACATCGTTCACGCGACCAGAGAACATCAGCAGCGCACCCACCGGGTCCACCTGCCACGAGGGCATGAAGGCACGAGCGAGCTCGATGCGCGCACCGTCCAGGCCTCCTGCTGCGATGAAGGCCATCAGGGGCTTGCTGTTCACCTGCACCGAGTCGGGCGCGGACAGCGAGATATCCAGCGAGTCAACCTGGACGCCGACCTGCATGCGGGTGCGGCCACGCTTGATCAGCGGACCAACGAGGTAGGTGCGCCCGAGCCACGGCAGGTTGATCAGCTTGTCAGCACCCGTGTAGTACAGGAAGCCGCCCCCGACCAGCGTGATCTGGTAGAGGTCAGCGTAGACCAGTTGGGTGCCGCTGTTCAGCAGCGCGATGAGCTCGGGGGTGGCTGACTTGGTCATGGCTTGACGGTGATGAACTCGAGTGTGCGGAGCTCCCAGAACATCTTCATGAACTGATTGAACTCCAGCTGGTCTTGCATGAACCGGCAGCGCCAGTAGTAGGCACCTGTCCAGGTGAGCGCTTGTCCTGCAGTCGGTGCTGTCCCGAATGTCACCAGCCCCGTTGGGGACAAAGTGTAGTCGACATCCTTGGTCTTGAGCACACCGGCCACGTACACCTGAGCCAGCCCAGCAGTGGTGTTGACATCGTAGACAGGTTCGGTGAACCCACCGAACGAGCGCACCAGCTGGAAGGCCACCTGGGTGCCGTCGCCCGCACCGAACGACTGACCATTCACAGCGTTGTCATCGGGGTCGTTGTACAGCCACGTATCGAAGCTGCCTGACCTGGCATTGAAGAAGCCGGCCAGCAGCTGCATCTCGGTCAGCACACTCCGAGCACGCAAGACCTCATAGGTGAGCTTGTACTGCCAGAGGGGGTACGCGTACTGCGATGCCCTGAACTCACGGCCGGACACGCTCTTCTTGGTGACGGTGCTGAACACGGGTCGACGCACCGTGTTCCAGGTCAAGCCGGGGAATGAGGGCAGTACAGAGTTGCTCATGATACGAATGCGAAGTTGCGGTTGAGCTTCTTCATCAGCGCAGCGAGGTCGTTCTTGTGAACGAAGTCACCGCCTGTGGTGTTGATCAGGATCGGGCTACCACCTCCACCGTTCGCCATGTCGCGCACGGCATTGGCCTGTTCCTTCGGCAGCACCATCTCCTCCTCGTGCAGCTGGGTCACGGGGTTGACACCGGAGGGGATGTCGTAGCCCCCTCGCGCGCTGGCACGCTTGCCCATGCCCATGACCGCAGCAAAGACCGCAGCCATGGCAGCTAGGGCAAGCCCTGGACCCACCACCGGGATTGCCGCCTGGGAGGCCGCTGCCCCCGTTGCTGCCTTGGTGGCGTCCAGGCCAATGCCCATCAGCGCCAGCCCCTTCTCCACTGCGAAGGCGGCCACCTTCTTGGCGATGATCTGGCCAATGAAGCCTGCGATGGATGACAGCAACGAGCTGAACAGCCCCTTCACCGCCTGTCCCCAGGTCATCGTGCCGGTGACCAGCCCGCCGACCACGCTGCCGAAGGACTGACCGATGTTGTTGAAGAAGCCCTGCCAGTCCTTGGACTGCTCCTTGAACATGTCCAGCTGAAGGCCCCGTTGCTTCAGCTGGTGTTGCTGCTCCACCATCGCAAGCTCGTCGTTCAACTTCTGCAGCGCGACAGCGTTCTTCGTGGGGTCGTTGGCCAGCAGTGCCAGACGTTCCTGGATGGCTTCCTTGGTGATCTGGTACCGCTGTTGCTCCAGCTGTTGATCGAGGCCAATGAGCTCCTCGTTGGTCATCTGCAGGGTGGCCACCTTGAACTCGGCTTCCTGCCGTGTGGCCTCCAGCACCGCCATCCGCTGGTCCTTGTACGCTGCGATGGACTCCTCGTTCAGTGCGAGCTCTCGGGTGCGCTGCTCCTTCAGCATGGCAATCTCGGCGGAGCTCAGCCGCTTACGGAGCTCGATCTTCTCCTTCGAGTTGACATCGGCCATGCCGGCCAGCTGCTGCCAGTAGGCCATCTCGTCCTGCAGGGACATCTCCCGCAGGTCGTTCTCCTTCTGGTACGCGATCTTCCGTTCGGCCAATGCAGCTTCCCACTCCTGCATGCGGCTGGTGAGCTTCGCTTCCTTCGGGTCGCCGCCCTTCACCGTTGCTGACTTGGTGCCCTTCGCTGCGCCGCTATCACCCACACCACCGACGTCGCCAGCAGTGGCACTCCACAGTCGCTTGATCTTCGTGGCGGTGTCCTCCGATGACGCCACCATGTTGTCGTACGCGCGACCCCATGCGTCACCGATGTTGCTGGGGATGGCCTTGAGTTCTTCGCCCGCTTGCTTGAAGTCCCCGTTGACCACTACCATCAACGCACGCCCGAGGGCCATGATGGGCTCGGCCACGCTGAACACCATCGCGTTGATGACCTCCCACACCAGCCGCACACCGTTGACCAGCCCGAGGAAGGCAGTGGTCAAGCCACCCAGCGCACCACGCAACACCATGATGGCAGCAGGTGCCACGCTGTTGAAGTAGTTCATCAGGGTGGTGACAGCCGGCATGACCGTCTCGCCCACCGCGCGCCCGAAGGCTTTCATCGTCAGGCCAGCCCGGTCACTGGCCGAGTCGTACTCTGACCATGCTGCCGTGGCGTTGCCGCCCACCACCAAGCCGAGCTCTTCAGCTGCCTGCTGATTGGCTTCCATCACCTCCTTGGTGAGCAGCATGATGCGCGAGCTACCGCTGGCAGCACGGCCGAACAGTTCCTGGGATGCGATGTTGCGGTCGGTGCCCTCCTTGTACTCGTTGAGCACCTGGATGCTGTCCATCATCAGGTCGTTCAACGGGCGGAGGTTGCCACTCTGGTCCCGCGTCTGCAGGCCGAGCGCCTTCATGCCGTCTTCGTTGGTGCGAAGCTGGCGCTGGAGCGCCTTCGCCATGCCCTCGTACTCGCCTGTGGTGGCACCGACGTCGTCGAGTGCAGCCTGCAAGCCGGCGACCTCGTTGGTCGTGATGCCGAGGCTTCGGGCAAGGTCGCGCGTACCTTCGACTGAGTCGGCAAACGCGTCGACCATCTGCTGGATGGCAGCGAGGCCCGCACCAGCCAGGACAGTGGTGAAGCCAGTGAACACGCCACTGACCTTCTCGAACGCACTGCCCATCTTCCCGAGGACACCTTGCATGTCCCCGAAGCTCTTGTTCACCGCCTCGGCGGTGTCCTTCAGTGCAGCGACAGCCGAGCTACCGTCGCCGGTGATCTTGACTGCCGTCTCTTTGGTGTTGTCAGCCATGTGGGTTGAACTCCTTCTCTGGTAGGCTGGCCATCAGCGTGTCAAGATCGCTTGCGGATGCGGACGACTTCTTCGAGCTACCCCACCCCACGTAAGCAGCGACTGCGATGTGAACCGGGGGCCACTCCGACCAGTACTTGCTCAAGGCAGAGAGCCTCGGCAAGTCCATGTGCTCGTCGATGTAGTCCCATGTCCACCCCGTGGCCGTGATCAGGTGGGCGTAGAGGTCGTCCCACTCGAAGGGTGGCTGGCTTCCCCCGCTGCGCCTTCCTGCGCTTCGAGTGCCTTCCGCTTCAAGCCCGAGACGTCCATCACCGCTTCCATCACCGCCTGCATGTTCTCGAGGTCGAGCAGGTCAATGACCCGGTCAGCCGTCATGTCGGGGTAGTTGCGCTTGAGTGACTCGAGTGCCGCGTCGGCCACCAGCTGGATGGACTCTGGGTCGGTCCCGCCGCTGAAGTTCACGAGCCTTGCCTGCAGAGCCTGCAAGGAACGGAAGTTCAGCGGGGGAACGACGAAGACCTCGTTGCCGAGGGTGAGCGTGATGCCCTTGACCTTCGTCGTTGTCATGATGCTTACTCGCTGAAGCTGCGGTACATCACGTTGCCGGCGGAGTCGGCGAACGCTTCGAACTCGATCTCCGGCACCATGTAGTCGTCTTGCTTGGACTGCCAGCCCAGCTTCGACGCGATGGCGTTGGGGTACGAGGTACCGAAGGTCTTGCCGTTCTTCTTGAAGAAGACGTCCAGCCGGCAGATGGGTGCAGCACCCATCGGCAAGTTCTGGATGGTCATCTTCGTGGCGCCGG